ACAGGAACAATAAATAACTAACTGGCAAACAACCGACATAACGGGAGGGGTGAGAGTTCTGCGGGACTGCTCACCCTTTTTTTATGACAAAAGCAGAAAAAACCAAGCTGAATAAACTACTCCGGGAAGCGATGATCCGGCGGGATGGGGAGCAATGTTTACGATGTGGAAAGACTCCTGTCCAGATGAGCCACATAAAATCTAAAGGGAAATACAGGAAACTCGCATTCGATCTTAATAACGTAAAGCCACTCTGTTTGGGATGCCACTTATATTGGTGGCACAAAGAACCTCTGGAGGCAGCTGAGTGGGTTAGAGAGAAACTACCTGAACGAATTAAATACCTCGAAGAAAAAACAAGAACCATAGATAAGATCAAACTGGACTACGAAACTATAAAACAAACCTTGCAGGAGAGCAACAATGTGGACAACAAACGAAGACTCAAAGGATAACGGAAAATGGGTGTTAGAAGATGATGCGGATAACGCCATAGACTTCAAAAACAAGCTGATTTGGACTAAAAGAGGCTTCTTATGGGCTTATATGTTATCTGAGTGTCAACGAAAAGTGGCTTATAGGCGAATTTTTTTGAAGGAATCAATAAAAAGCATTGCAGACGACTTAAATATAACAGAATCAACAGTTAGGCAGCATTGGCTCAGAGCCGTAAAAAAGGCAGTTGAGCTGATGGATAGTGGCATATAGCACCAATTATTGTAAACAAACAGCCCACATATATAGTAGAGGCATGACAACTGAGTTCGCAGTACGCAAGGTATCTAAGCCGACGTTAGGTTTAATGTCCTTCCAAAATTCAGATGGCCGACAATAAAGAGGGAACGACTCTCAATGTAGAATTGGTAGGCATTAAGAATTTGAAATCAACTCATAACTGGCGATTAGAGTTTGACGTTTATGAGATAGACTCCAACAAAGTAAAAGAATTGATAGATAAGATAGACTCTCCAATGGTGATGGCGTTAGTTGACTATGACGGTTGAAAAACAACATAACAACAACGAGGGAGGTATCACAGGCAAGGGGTGGAAGAAAGGCCAATCAGGCAATCCGAACGGCAGACCTAAAAAGGGGGTTGCTATCGCTGACATCTTGAATACAAAGGGAGATGAATTGGATGAGAAAACAGGGCTTCCAAAAAGAGAATTGATGTTAACTAATGTCTATAATCTGGCAATAGGACAGCGACCTGAGCGATGGGCTGTGGAATACATTAGCGACAGAACAGAAGGAAGAGCATTGGAGCGAGTCCAGACGCAAGAAATCAAAGACGAATTAGAAATCCGATGAATGAAGTTTGTAATAGACAAAGAGAGATTCCTTCCGGCACAGCTCAAGTGGTGGGATTTACCGAACTTCTACAAGCTTATGATAGGTGGTTACGGGAGCGGGAAGACTCACATCGGAGCATTGAGAGCAATATATCTCTCACAGATCAACTCAGAGATTCCGGGGATGTATGTCTGTCCGTCTTATCCGATGGCAGACAAGACTATTGTAACAACACTCAAAGAGATTATGGACAGGAGTGGTCTTGATTATACCTACAACGAGACTAAGCATAGGTTCGATATTCACAACTGGGGAGGGACATTCTGGATTGGCTCGGGAGAGAAGCCAGACTCACTCAAGGGAGCAACGCTTGCTTGGGCGGGTATTGACGAGCCGTTCATTCAAAAGAAGGCAGTCTTGCAACAGATGACCGCAAGAGTCAGACATCCTAATGCAGCTCGCCGTGAGGTATTCCTTACAGGCACGCCAGAGGAGCTTAATTGGGGCTATTCGTTGGCTTCTGAGAGCAATGTAGACATAGGCTCGGTAGTAGCTTCAACGCTTGATAACCCGCATTTACCACAGGAGTACAAAGACAACCTATTGGCAAGCTATTCACCCGAAGAGATTCAGGCGTATGTGTATGGGAAGTTTGTTAATCTCACAGCAGGGAGAGTATGTAAGGACTTCGATAGAGAGAAGCACGTTATTCACCGCACAGATTTGCAAGAGATGGTAAAGGCTGGGGAGATATTTCTCGGGGTGGATTACAATGTAGACTATATGAGCGGGTTATGCGGAGTAGACATATCAGGACATATACATTTCTTCGATGAGTTCAGGCTGGTTAACTCCAATACATTTGAGCTTTCCGATGCAGTGAGAGCTAAATATCCAAACATTCGCAACTGCTACCCAGATGCAACGGGGAAGGCGAGGAAGACTTCATCGACCAAGAGCGACCATCAGATCATGCGTGATGCTGGCTTTGTGATTCACTGTAAGGCATCCAACCCGCCCGTAAAGGAACGAGTGAACGACTGGAATCGGCTCATACGAGACGGGAGAATCACCGTTGACCCGAAGTGTAAACATCTTATCGCTGATTGTGAGCTAATGACGTGGAAAGCGGGTGATCTGAACAAAACCTCAGACCCGGCACGGACTCACGCCTTTGATGCAGCGAGTTATTTTGTGTATCTGAAGCATCCTTTGAGGCGAGTAGCTCGGAGTGTACAGTGGTAGATTTAATTCAGATTTTACTAATTATCTCCAACGTGTTTATAGTTGCGGGAATGTTTTTCATGTGGAGAGTGTTGTATAGATCAGGGAGACAATTAAACAGAGAAATTAATAAGCTGCAGAAACCCTTTTATAACGAACAAGTAGGTGTCTCGTGAGATCAGTTAACCAAGTTGTTATTCCTGAGTACAGTAAGGAGTTAGTCTTACAATCAATTCGCAACGCCGAGTTAGGTCTGCGACAGAAGGAGGAAGGGGAGCGGGCTGTTGCTCTTGACTTTTACTATCACAGAAACGTAGACCAGCACATTGATAAGTGGTTCTCTAAGTCTACGTTGGAGCAAATTCCCAGCTACGCCCAGAAAATTGTGCCCCGCATGGCTCGAAGTCGTAATCTTATTTATAAGAAACCACCGAAAAGAATGATCGCAGGGGAAGTTAATCACGACTACAACGAGCTGTCTTATCGCCTCAATTCTAAGGCAAGAGAGGCAACAGAGTTAACGTGGCTACTGAGGGATTTGGCTTTCAGGTCAAGATGGAATGAGAAGCGACAGCGATTAGAATATGACTGCATACCGTTCTACAAACTGTACTTCTTAGAGGGAGAGAGCGAGCCGTTCGGTATCAGTTACGAGGTATCCCGAGACAAGCACATGAACAGGATATTCGTCTTCTGGAGCGAGGACATAGATGGACAGCCGGGAATGCACTTCAAATACACTCAAGGCGGGAAGCTACTTCACATCAATGATAACGACATTAATCCTTATGGCTTGATGCCGTTCACGTTTAGCCATGTCAATCAGGGTGCAGAGGATGTCATAAGATCAGCAATCCAGATAGGAATAGCTTCTACTGAAATCGCCTTAGCAGAACGATTCAGCTTTGGTCAACCCGTACTTAGTGGGTATACAGGCGACAGTAAACTCAAGTTGGGAATCGATCGGATTTTGATGCTTGATTCTGATTCGTCGTTCTCATTCGCTGGCAATCCCGGAAGTCTTAAGGATATGATTGAGGTAGCCAAGAACTTCGCCGATCAGGCCGCTATCAACAATCACTTGAGAATCAGATGGAGTGACAGTGGCGGGAATCCGCCATCTGGGGAAGCACTGAAGATATTAGAACTTGAGAATCTTGAGACTCGTCAATCGGATTTACCGTTGTGGCGGGAGTGGGAGCGTGAACGATACAGGATAGACAGGAAGATCATAGAGGTACATACAGGCAAGTCGTTCAGTGAAGAGTACTCAGTGGATTTTCAGGAAATATCTTTTCCTGAGAGTAGTCAAGATATAAGGGAGTCATGGAAGTGGAAGTTTGAGAACAACCTTGCCACAAGAGAAGATTACTTCAGGTGGGAGAATCCAGATATAAGCGACGAAGATTTAGAGAAGAAACTGGGAGAGATAGACGAAAGTAAGGCAAAAGAACAGCCTAAAACAGGATTGGAGGGGATATTTGTCTCATAGGATAGTTAAACATCTAAAGAAATTAGATGTATTGCGAGATAGGGTAGATGAAGGTTCTGATAAAATGATGGGAATTATGGCAGATAGAGTAGATG